TATATTTATAGTTACATCATTTTTATTTGCGGTTTTTGTTACAGTTGATCTTATATCTTCTAACATCATCATAAAATTATCAAATCCATTACCTTCTTGTAAAGTGCGTTCTCTTACAGTTGTTGGATTACCACCAGCATATTGTTCCCCCATCAACATAGGAATAGTTAAAGCTGCTGTTCCTAATGCTCCCATAGCTGGTGCTTTTAGTTTACTGAACATATTTGTATTTGGTTTTATACTTCCAGTT